GTTCATTCAGGAGTGCACAGAGTTCAACAAGGGCGCGTATGACGACCAGGTTGACGCGATGTCCCAAGCGATCGTCTACCTGCTAGAGCGGATGTACCTGCCGAGCCGAGCTAGCGTGCACAGCGTTACCAGATCAACCCTCCCGTGGCAGAACCGTCCCCGAGGTTGGCGAGACCCCCGGGGCGAGTGATCCTGTCACTCTAAGTAGGAGGGCTTCTATGGCGGACTGCATGCACGACCGAGACGCGAAGACATGCCCGTACTGTCCCGCCATGAAGCGGTCGCGGGAGATCGCAGAGGCGACCGGCGACATCGACGCTACCGCACTTCTGGACGATCCCGAAGACGAGGATTATCCCGAGGACGACCTGGGCGGGCCTGTACCACTAGAACGCACTCGTCACGGCAGATCAAGCCTGGACGGTTGGGAGGCCGATGACAGCGCGTCGGACGGCCTGGGCGACATGTACGAGTTGGGCCTGCGACACAATCCGCGCGATACAGGCGAGCGCGATCGCTTCACGGACCAGGAAGAGCGAGACCTTCGAGGCGGCGATTAACCATGCCATCAGACAACGGGAACACACCCCAAGGGCCGACAAGCGAAGAGAAGGGCCTGACGATGGAGTTGCTGGCAAAGCTGCTCTTCCGGGACTTCCCCGAAGGCGCGCCGGTCAACCCGCCCCCGTTCCAGAACGTCGTGGAGTTCATGCGCGCCGTACAGCGGGGTTGTGCGTGCGGCCACTCGCTCGAAGCGCACGGCCGGAACACCGGCAGGTGCCAGGGCTATCCAAAGTGCGGGTGTCCAAAGTTCCAGATCAACATTCAGTTCTCGCAGCCGACGTTCAAGATCACGCCGAGCGTCGGCGATCCCGACGACGTGATCAGTAAACCGGAGCCGCCGCCGGTGCTGGATCGAGCACCCCGGGCGACCGACGAGGAGGAAGTGTGATGCTGACTCTACGCGTGTGGAATCTCAGCGGTCTAGCTCCTGTCTCGGACTACGCGTACGACGTACACGTGGGCGATCAGCGCATCGCGTCGGGCTCGGTGAGTGGGCACACTCGGGCGGACGGGTGGGCGGTTCTCGTGAAGAAGATCGTAGACGAGCACATTGCAGCCGGGTTCACAGGAGCGCGTGCGCGTGACATCGCGTGCGGCAAGAAGAGCCCGCGATCGAATCGTATCTGCGTGGCGCTCGACACACCGGGGCATACGTGCAAGTTCGTGAAGATCGTTCCAGCGAAGCAGCCGGGCGTGAAGCGGTGAGTTGGCGCGGCTATGTTCTCAATCCTGTGCCGACTCCTGCACCGGCCCGCGCCGATCGCGGACGACGTGCTTGGCGCGCACTGGTGCGAACGCTGCGGCATCCATCGCTGGCCGTATGGGCGCTCGGGATCAATGCGGTTGCGCTCTTTCTTGTGCTCTTCGTCCTGCTCGCCGTCCTGCGGGCTCTGCAAACCGCCACATGCGTCATAGGAGGGGAGAACCTAATCCAATGTCTACCAAAGTGAGCGTCACAATCATGGGCGGCGCAGTTGAAGTGTACGAGGGGCCGCGTATGGCCGTTGCGATCATGGACGGCTGGCTCGTCGTCACTGACAACGCTACGCCGATAGCGGTGTACGCTGAGCACCGCACTGTCAAGGCGAAGATCGAAACCATCTACCCGCAATGATCAAGTGTTGGTGCTGCAACCAGCCGGTTCCGTTGAAGGATGGCAAGTTGCCGCATGTGTGGACCTACGAACGCTGCCCGGAGTGCGGGGAGATGAATCGCTTCCGCCCGGGCGACGACGAGACGGGCATCGTGACCGAGCCACTGAACACCCGGAGCGCACAGGGCGACGCCGATCGGGACGCGTCGCAGGCGCTCGGGTGGGGCAAACCGAGGGCGAACGACTCGGACCTGGGCCGAGCGATCGAGAAAATCATCAGGGGGAAGAAGTGAACGAGGCAAGACCAGCGAGCTACATGGGGCCGGACATCTCGGCGAACGACGTACACAGGTTACTCAGTGAAGCCGAGGCCGAAGCTCGACGCGCGATGGACTCGGGGCTCCGCGACGCTGTCGTGAAGAAGCTGACCGAGCCGCGCGTGTGTTACCTCTGCAAGGTGCAGTTTCACATGCTCGACCTAGTCTGTGTCGAGCCGGGAGGCGGGACGAGGCATTGGTGCTTCTGCCCCGAGTTCTGCAAAGAGTGCGGCTACTCGATGACTTACACCGTGAAAAGGATGGTATGCAGACGATGCGAGCCCTTACCGTCTATCTAATCGGATCGCTGAAGAACCCCCGCGTGCCGGAGATCGCCAAGATGCTCCGGGCTGAAGGCTTCGACGTGTTCGACGACTGGTACGCCGCTGGCCCCGAGGCCGACGACTACTGGCAGCGGTACGAGAAGGCTAGAGGCAAAACCTACAGCGAGGCGTTGCGCGGCTTCCCGGCGCAGCACGTGTACCTGTACGACAAGTTCCACCTGGATCGCGCGGACATCGGCGTGCTGATCATGCCAGCGGGCAAGTCGGGACATCTCGAACTTGGCTACCTGCGCGGGCAAGAGAAGACGACGTTCATCCTGCTCCCCGAGGAGCCGGGTCCGGACGCGCGGTGGGACGTGATGTACGCGTTCGCGAACGACGTGCTCTACGACGTGCCCGAGTTGGTGAAGCGGATCAAGAACTGTCACTTCAACGAGACGAACGGGACGATGGAGACGACGGCGTGCCCGGTCTGCCGTAACCCCATTCACGACGGAGACTGCCGGTGAGCCACCACAACCACAACTTCAACACGGCGGGCAACTGCGCGTGCGGTGAGCGGCTAGAGCTACCGAAGCCGAGCACGACGGCTCCGGAGCCGTTGCTGATCCTTTCTCCATTCACGCTGCCGACCCCGCAGACGGGCTCGCTGCCTAACGAGTCGACCCCGCCGATCCCGTTCGTTCCCCTCGTCGCGCAGGAACACCAGGGCGGCGAGAAGGTCAACGGCGGCTCGCCGGTCGGTCCCGGGTTCGTGGTGTACGAGCGCGCTCCCGGCGAGAACGGCTACAGCCGCGAGATGGCGCTTCAGTCGGTCGGGGCGGGATGGGCCGCGCTGATCAACCTGGTCTTCAACAACATCGACAACGACAACAAGTACAACAGCGGGCGGTTCATGGGCGGCGTCGTGATCACTCAGGTGAAGGAGAAGTTCGGCACGCTGCGCATGTACCACTACACCACGAACGGTGACGAGGGCTACACGGACGGATTCATGTCAGCGGTCCAGGGCATGAGTGCGCACATCTGCGAGGACTGCGGGAAGCCCGGGACGATCGGCGGGCGGGGCTGGATCAGAACGCTCTGCGGTGAATGCCGCACGGCTGCAACCCGGCCCACGCGCACGGAGCAACAGGATGCCTAACGAGCCCGGCGACACGATGCAGGATATGTGGCCCAGGCCGGGGAAGGAAGACCGCATCGACGACACGCCCGACCTGAGCAAGCCGTACTGCCCGATCTGCGAGCCCGTGATCGACCTGGACCGCATCGTACGGCCGGTGCTGTGCTCGAACCATCAGGAGCCCCCCAAAGGCAACGCGGACGAACAGGTGACAATCGAGGGTTACATTTCTGGAACCAGCGAGAGCCGGGGCGAGTCAAACCGCATCTTGGCAGACCTACTTCGCGACCCCGAAGTCTGATTTCCTGTCACTCTAAGTAGGAGGGGCCGATGAAGACGACCCTAGCACTCGCGCTCTGTACGGCTGCGCTATTCGGCGCGATCGTGCTGAAGGTGCTGTCGTGGGGTGCCCGGTGAGCGGGCATCGGCCTTGGCGGATGATCCGCCGAAAGGGAGGAGCCAATGTTCAATCCGGGACCACCGAGCACCAGCCGCAAGAAACGGTCACAGATCGGGGCGCGGGGCCTACCTCGCAAACGATCGGCTCGCATCTCCTGGCAGGACACCGAAACCCGTCTGAAGAAGTTCAAGGCGAAGAGGCGCGCCCGCAAGGCAATCGGAGCGCGGGGAGTGAAGACCAACGCACGGCGGACTCGCAAGCCCGTGTACGCGATCCCCGTCGAAGTGCACGACGAGCCGCTTCTGCCGTAGCGCACGTCGCGCTGATGCTCGCGCCCGGGGGCTTCCTGGTCTTGGGCATCTACTACTACATCACGAGATGGAGGAAGCTATGACCCATGGAGACGTTCTGTACAGTGTTCTGTACATCGCGTTCTCGCTTGTCGCGATCTTCGGTTCGCTCACATTTCTGTGGATCAAGCGTCGTCGTGCTGCGCGTAAGGCCCAGGTCCGAGAGCGCATGATCGAGGCTCTTATGCGCTCTCTGCCGGTGCCGCCACGCGCCGCTTCGCATGTGATCCGCATTCGAGGCGGACGCGTCGAGCGTGTACGTTTGGAGCGCGAAGAGCCGAGCACGCAGGTTGACCCCGCATCGGCCGCGCTCTTGGTGAATGCGATCCTGAACCCGGGACGATCGACTCCCGTCGAGGAGCCCTTCGAGGGCAAGGGCGGCGAGTCGGGCGGGGCTGGAGCGAGCGGTGATTGGCTTCCGCCCGCGCCGACCGCAGAGGAACTGCACGAGGCTGACCGGCGTGCTACAATCTTGGAAACGAGCGAAAATCAGATCGAGACGCCGGAGCCTGAGAGCCCGAGCGCAGAAAGTGGAACCAATGAGTAAGTTCGATGTTGGCAAAGCAAACGCGATGACTGAGCAAGCCATCGCCATCGCAGTGAAGGGACACGCGGGGCAGAAACGCAAGGACGGCTCGCCCTACATCCTGCACCCTCTCGCGGTGATGAACAGATTCCGCGACGTGGAGGGGTACGAGGGCGCATATCTACGCGCAGCCGCCGTGCTGCACGACGTGGTCGAGGACTGCGGCATCACACTGGTCACGATCAGGGAGAACATCGGCGAAGTCGTCGCCGCGATCGTGGACGGCGTGTCGCGCCGCGAGGACGAGACCTACGCCATCTACATCGGCCGCGCGAACGACTCCGGCCCCCTCGTGCGCCGGGTGAAGATCGCCGACGTGGAGGACAACCTTCGCACGGTGCACCTTCTTCCCGATCGCGACGAGGCGCGGGGTCTGCAAAAGAGGTACGAGTGGACACTCGGCGTGCTCCGCTAGACGAACGAGAGCAGAAGATCGCCGACGCCTGGGTCGCGTTGTTCACGGCGCTCGGGTGTCGGCGATTCAAGACGAAGGGTCGAGGCCGGGAGATCGGTGTGCGTGGTGTTGGTGGGTCCGAGGACGGCTGGACAACGACGCCGGGCAGGCTCCTGAGTTCATACAAGTTCGGTGTCGAGCTATTCCTTGATGCCAAGGCTCTCCGGGATGCCAAGCGCACCCGGGTGGGCGTGCGATAAACCTGTCACTCTAAGTAGGGAGGGCCAAGCCTATGACACAAGTTCCGCCCGAGATGGAGTTCGACCGTGAAGATGGACGAGGCTTCGAGGAGTACGACGAGGAACCCCGGCCGCGTCGGGAGCCGAGGCGACCCGAGACCGCCTGGGAGAAGCAAGCTGCGACGTGGCGTGGTCCAGAGTTTCATGCGGCATGCTGCGGCACGGTGTATGGGGCGATGACTCAGGGCGACCTGGCTTTGATGCTCCGGCTGCATCAGGACCACAATCCGTTCGCTGTGCACAGCCACCAACGCGCCCCGATCGAGCTAGGCCGCAATGTCTGAGCCGCGCGACGACGATCAGCCGCCGCAGGGTAGTGGTGTTCTGAACCCGCACGTCGTCGTGGAGATTCCTGTCGAAGGCGGGCCGGGCGTGTTCACGAACGAGGAGTACAAGCGGGCCGCGATCCGCTCGATGTTCGCGGTGGTGGAGTTGAGTGACGTGGATCGGTCGACGATGTGGCGTGTCCTGGGGCCGCGCGGGCTCCAGGTGCAGGCGCTCGCGATCGCCATGCTTCACACCCCGGGCCTATACGAGGCTGTCGGTGCGATGATGGATTTACTTCAGCAGGACGCCGAGCGTAAGGCGAAAGGGGGCGCATGATGCACGAGCACAAGGAGCCCGAGAAGGACGAGTACGGCAATACGAAGCGGACCTTCGACCTGAAGCCGCTGAAGTTCAGCCGGGCGTGCGAATGCCTGGACCACGTGCAACTGCACTACTCGATCGAGATGGACGTGTACACGGTGGACGCGCGTGAGGCCGTGCTGATGCTCATGCAAGGCCAGAAGCCGCCGTCCGAGAAGCAATGGGTGCCGATCCTCCACATCAAGAGCGAGTACAACTGATCGACCGCTACCCGTGGTAGAATAGAGGCACGGGGGGAGCAATGAGCAGCCGGGACACGTGGCTCTACGCTGACGGGGCCAGCAAACGCGAGCGCAGCCGGATCGAGAAGGCGACAGGAGACGCGAAGGGCCGCATCGAGAGCCCTGCGTCTGACGTTAGCTTTCGCATGCTGACCGGCGCGTACCGCGACGCAGCAGGCCCGCGCATCACCAATTGGGGCGGGGCCGATAACTCCAGCCTCGCATTCTCCGTCAAGAAGGTCGCGCCGGACTACCCGGCGTCGCGCCAGCTAAAAGACCCGTTCGACAACCTCTACTCGCAGGGCATCGCGATCGAGCCCCCGCTCCCGCCCGAGTCGCTGCTCAACCTCACCGAAGAGAACACATTGCACAGCGGTTGCCTCATGGCGAAAGCCTACGACTCGTGCGGGCGTGGTTGGGGCTTCAAGCCGATCGAAGGCAAGGAAGCCGACAAGAACCTGCTCGAATCCGATCTGCCGCTGAAGATGAAGAGCGGCATGGAACTGCTCACACCTGACATCACGTTCGGCGAGATGCTGTATCAGGCTGCGTGGGAGATGGACGCAATCGGCTGGTCGGCCTGGGAAACGGTGCGGCTCTCGCAGATGTTCTCCGTTGGCAAGTACGCTCCGATCGGAGCGATTTACCCGATCCCATCGTTCACACTCCGCGCGACTGTCGATCCGCGTCGGTGGGTCCAGATTCGCGCGGGCCGCATCCGGTTCTTCAAGCGGTTCGGCGCGAAGTGCGAGATCGACGCCGAGACCGGCCAGCTTTACGATTGGGCCAACCAGCGTGACGTAGCGGCGCTCGAAAAGATCGACCCACTGCGCCTCGCGTCCGAGTTGATCGTGTTCAAGTCGTACTCGCCTCGCTCGCTCTGGTACGGCATCCCGAAGTGGATTAGTGCCGTGCCGACGATCGCCGAGTTGACGGCTATCCGCGAGTTCAACGTCTCGTGGTTCGCGTCGGGCGGACAGACGGACTACATCGTGCACTTCACGGCCGATCAGATTCAGATGGCCGAGAAGATGTCTTCCGACACGCGGCAGCAGATGGAAGAGAATCGCGGACGCGGTCACACCAACATCGTTGTGGCTGGTACGTCCGACACGAAGATGGTGGTACAGAAGCTAGGCGAACTGCTCCGTGAAGGTCACTTCCGGTTCCGGCGCGGCGACTTGGCGAAGGAAGTTCTGATCGCGCACAACGTCCCGCCCTACCGCATCGGTTGGGCTGAGACGGGCTCACTCGGCGGCAACGCGGCGCAGGAGATGCTAGGCGCGTACAAGTACGGCGCGATCGAGCCGATTCAGGTGGTCATCGAAGACCGTCTGAAGCAAACGCTTTACAATCCCGACCTGGGCGGCATTCAGACCGGCGAGTTTCGGCTGAAGCTGGAAGAACTGCGCCTGGACGACGTGACGGCGGAACTGGACGCGGTGATC